AAATTATCCATGGAAAACCTAGAAGAATTTAACAAAACTCGTAACAGACCTCCACTAGGCACAGATTTTATGCCAGAAAATTTAACTTCACCAGAACTTGATGGAACCAGCAGCGGTGGAAAAGGTCTTATTGGTGGAAGTAATGCTATCGACACAAACAACCCAAACCGTATAATACCACCCAATGGGCCTAATGCATTTAATGCACCAAACGATATTTATGAACCTGTTAGAGACCGTGGTGGTCGAGCGTTTGGTTCTTTTGGAGCTTCAGGTCAAGGTAATTTTATAACTAGAGGAAAAGGAAATCAAGCGTTAGTTGATTCTAGTATGGGACCAAATGGCGAACGCGGAGTTGGACGTTCGCCGGGTGCACAAGCTGGATTTAAAAAACCTAAAGGCGCATTTATGTCTCAAGCTGAATTAGATCTCGCGTTTAAAGAATTAGGACAATTAAAACTGTTTAAAGAAGTTGTAAAAGGGTTAGTATTTGTTGGTATTGCTTGGACCATATATGATTCAATAAATTTATATTATGCATGGAAAGCAACACCTGAAGGCCCTGCAGGAGACGAAGCCAGAAAAATGATACTTATAAACGAGTTTGGCTCGTTGGTTACTGGCGCTGGTGGCGCTGCGGTTGGTGCTTTTATTGGAACTTTTGGTGGACCTTGGGGAATATTACTTTTTTCAGTTATTGGTGGAGTCGCGGGATCACTTGCAGGTCCAACTATAGTAGGAATGATTTATGACTGGGCTAATGAAAAACCATTAACCGAACAACAAGCAGAGCAAGCTATAGCAGCAATTGATGGAAAGATTGAAACACTTACAGCAAATATGAATAACGCTATGACATCTGGCAGCCCATTCGCTGGTGCAGCTGCTATGGGTGCTCAGGAAGGAATAAGAGCGTTAGTTGACGAAAGAAATGTTCTTTCAGCACGAGTAGCAAGTATTAGAAGAGCGAGAGGCCCAGCAGTTCGCGAAGGAATGAATTACTTACAATCAGGAATGGAAGCAGCCGCATACGGTTCTGGTGGTAGACGTATGTTTGAAATATCACGCAGTGGAACTCCTCAACAAAAAGCAGTATTACTTGATGCATTACTTGAAGTAGAATCTAGATACCAAAAAGGTATGACTGATATAGAAGCATTCCTTTCTCAAGGTGCTGCACCAACTATTATTAATGCTCCAACTAATGTTAATCCAGTTATTACCAATACACACGGTGGTAATAGTAAATCTGAAGTTAATGTTGTAGGCGGTGGTTTTGCTGGCGATACGTTTGTAAATGGTTTACCATACTTAGCTCAATAAAAAAGGGAGCGTTTGCTCCCTTTCTCTAACCTCCGCCAATCCACGTTTTACTCGGATGATACCAATTCTTTTGGTTATGAATACGTCCAAGTAATTCATGCATTTCTCGCATTTCAGTACGAAGTTGGTCTGATGTTTCTCCTAAAGCAATTGCCATAGCCCTACGACCAATTTTTGCTTGAAGGGCATGCTCAATAATTTCAATATCTCGTACGCCAAGTTTAAAGTTTTTGTTAGGTTTAACAGCCATTTAAAATACTAATCCAAAACTGTAATCATATACAAAACGCAGGCTTGTGCCAACATAATATCCAAATGAGTTGGCAACGTCCATAACGTATCCTTCTTTATTTCCTAATGGCATAAAGATTGCTAACAAAAAACATGCTGATAAATATAATTTAATAAGGTTCCACATGTTTATAGTCCTATAATTCCAAACAGGTTAAACCAACCCATCGATGTTCCAATAATAATTGGTGTACCAACCATCATAAGAGCTATGATTAAAAATGCTGCTATAGCACCTTTAGTATCTCCAGCTTCGTTTGGGTTACTCATACGTTCCACTCCAATTCATCTTCAATAGCGGCTTGTACCGCTTGGTAGTAATCTCTATTTTCATCATCCATTTGCGCAAAGTATAATCCTGCGCATGATAGTAAATAATGAACATTGCTGTTTTCTTCAAGGTGTGCACGTGGATTACTTTCCATTAATTCTTGGAGCTGATCCATGTATCCTTTAACAGCAGCTTGTTGTTTATTCATGTTCTCCGCCTTGTGCTCGACCGTTATATTGGCCAAATAGTTGTGGTGTACGCTTAGCAGCTTCAAATGTTGCGACAGTAATAAATACCGCGCCAAGTAGAATTACGTGAAGTACCATACTAAAGATACCTGCCCACATACTGCCGACGATGATACCAAATACAATACACCACATCCATGCTAATACTTGCATTATCATATGACGTACAGCCAAGTTTGTTATATTACTTAGTGGGTTATAATCGGAATCCATTACTACATTCCAACTGCTTACTACAAAATCTCTCATATTATTTTCCTATTATGCGTTGTGTTATGTTTCTATTATATACTATATTTATATGTATGTCAATAGAAAAATGGAGGGGCTTTCACCCTCCTGCTTTTACTAACCTTTAAGGAATTCTTTTTCACCGCGGTTGATTTTAATCTTTTGCGGTTTCTTTTCCTCTGGGATAACATTTTCTAAATGCACTGTTAAAATACCTGCATTTAATTCAGCTCCATGGATTTCAATAGTATCCATTAATGTAAATTCTCTTTTGAAGCTTCGTGCTGAAATACCTTTATGAAGATAGTTTTTATCATCATCAGTATCTTTATTACCAGCAATGGTTAGTACACCCAACTTACGTGAAATATCCAAATCATCATAATCAAAACCAGCAATCGCTAACTGAAGTTCGTAGCGATCATCGTCTAGTTTGACAACATTATAAGGTGGATATTTTGGGGATGTAGTTGGTAGTGTTGTTGATGTCATTCTATCTAACATTCGGTCAAAGCCGATAAAGAATGGATCATTAAGCATATTCGCATTAAATGTGCGTGTGTTCATTTTAGTTCTCCTTATTAAGCGAGTTTAATGTAAGGAACCCGTTATGGCATTCCTAATACTATATATAATACTTTTTATTTAAATGTCAATAGTTTTTTTAAAATTAATCAACATATGGCTCAAATTCAGTACCACTTGCTACAAGGCAAGCAATATTTCCTGGGTAAAGAGCCAATAAAGACCACGTTCCCGTGTCTTGGTTTGTCGTGAATACCATTTTAGCAGGAACTATTTGGTCACTGATATGGCGTTGGATAACGTCGCCTTTAAAAAGCATCTCTTCGTCTTTTTGTCTGATAACATTAGCAACGATTGGAAATTCAGAGCAAGGTTGAGATGCCATAAAAGGCGCGTTAAAAGGCTGTTCTTGAGCTGCTATTGGACTTGCAAGCAGAGTTAGTGGTATTAGATATTTAAACATATCATTTCCTATTCTCCAGTGCTTCCAAACCCTCCGTCTCTATCAGTTTTTTGCTCTGGCGCTGTTTTGGTTTCTGTTAACTTAATTTTATTTACTTTTTCAACAATACATTGTGCTAGACGTTCACCGCTGGTAATTGATACTAAACTATCTGTTTCGTTTAATAACATAATGTATGTTGGATCTATATAATCTGAGTCAATAATTCCAGTGCCATTTGCCAAGCTTAAACCTTTTTTCAAGGCAACACTTGATCTAATAAACATTTTCATTACATGTTTTTCTGGTATATCAAAAATTAAACCAGTTGGAATAAGTACACGAGTGTCAGGCGGTAATTGAAAACAATGCTCTTCTTTCCCTACTCCTTTTACTGCAATTTGTACTGCCTTATTCCAGTTATTATATGCCTGTAAACGATCGCCTCGTTTAAAACAAGCTTTTAAGTCAAATGCAGCTGATCCCTCTGTAGCGTATTCAGGTAATTCAGCATTTTCGTTCATTCTATAAATTTTCATTATCACTTCTTTCCAATGTTATATTTTGCTTCTAATGTCCAGTTTGATTTTTCTTTATGCGATATAATTTTAATTTGGTTTAATTGAGCAACAGGTTCTTTACTATTGTCAGGGTTGACTATAGCAACTAATTCCCATTCTTCTAATAAGTTAACAATAGTATTTCTACGAGCTTCGTCTTCTTCTGCAAACGTATCTTTTTTACCATCAAGAATAAACAATTCTTTAAAATGCAATATAGAATATCTACCTTGCTTGTGTAAAATATGACATGTTTGATAAAGCTTTTTCTCTTTACGAGACGAAATACCAATTCGTGTTAGAGTTTCTTTTACTTTAAGGAAACTATCAGGGGAAGGAAGAGTAACCTCGATTCCTACGCCTTTAAAAATATCTTCTGAGTTCATAACCACAGCACCTTTTTTTATTATTAATTATATGGTGTGGTCTCACACTGTGACCAACGAATATATTTATTGTTTTGAATATTTTACCTAGTAACACCGCCAGTCGTTAACCTCGCTCGAATGCTTTTCATATCCTCAGCAGAAAGTGCTTTAAGGTATAGTTTTGCTATTGTTCTGTTGCATTGATATACTTCTTGTATAGTATCGAGATCATCGCTCTTGGCTGCCTTTGGCCATTTGCTAAATCGTTTACGTTTTCTAAACGCACCACGATAATAATCAAATTGAGCTTTATGTGGTAAATGGGCACGCATATTCATTTCGTTAGCATGTAGTATTGTATCCTCAAAGTTTACGAACCCGCGGTTAATAATATATGGCACATATAGATTTTCTGCCATTTCTGGATTTTCATGGTTACCAATTAGATCTTCCTTAGAGAAAGATGCGGCATTCATAAAATCAAAAGGTGTTATTTCTTTCGGCAATTGTTTCCTCCAAATCTTTTAACATATCATCAAACTCTTCAGCACAGGTTTTACACATTTTAAAATTTAATGGTCCATCCGCAGTGTCGACGTCAACGCTGTATATTTCTTTCTTATTCATCAACGTCTGACAGTGCCAACACTTATGCATTCCTACAAGTCTGTTAATCCACTCACTCATTTATATTCAGCCTCAATCATTACTTCTGTAAGGAAAGCAACCATGTTAACTTCGAGATCAGCAACAAAATTAGCCTTATACATATAGTCAGCCATCGTTACTACAAATCCGGGAAGTGAACGCATTTCAACTTTATCAGCTGCCATATCATAGATCCGACGGAACATTTCATTCATATCCTGATCTGAGTTATTAGCAACCCATTTGCGCATGTTAGTAAAGTCTTTAGATTTCAATAAACGGAATACTTCATCAAGTGACTCTTGTTTTAGATTAACAAAGATACCTTCATCAATTCTACCTGAGGCAGCGTATGATTGTAACTCAGTTAGTACGCGACGGAAATCTGGAAAGTGTTTTTGGATTACCTTAGCCACTACAGCTTTATCGTAATCAATGTTTTCCATACCTAGGATTGTTTCAACTCTTTTCATAAACTGCATAGCTAGCTTAGGACGGTCGCTGGTTTCAATACTAAAATCAACTTCTGATAATCGAGATCGCAGAGGTTGAATGATACGGTTTTTAAAGTTACATGTGAATATAAATCCACAGTTAGAGGAATATTCTTCAATAAAGTTACGTAAAGCTGGTTGGACATTTGCAGCGTTTAGGTAATCAGCTTCATCAAAGATAACATATTTACGACCACCACTAAGGGATACAGCCGAGGCATATGTAGAAATATCATAACGAAGAGTATCAATGTTAACGTTCAATGAACCATTCTTTACAATATAATCACAACCCATTTCTTCAAGCATAGCTTTTGCGATGGTTGTTTTGCCTACACCGGGACCACCAGACAACAATAAGTTTG